CGCGTCAAGAATACAAATTTCATCGCCGGATTTTCAGAAAATAGGTGAAAGTGAAGTAGCTGTTTGTAGACAAATAAACGTAATTTTTGGAGGATTTGATAAGGAGTGAAAGGATGTTTAAGTTTGATGAAGTTGGGAGCACATACATGTCACTTCCACCAAATTTACAAACAATTGAGAATGATTGTTTTGGATACGCTTTAGACAAACAGATTAAGAAACTGCATGGACTTGCGAAAAATTTAACCATATGGAGCGACATTGAAAATGCAGATAAAAAATATTACGACTACATGGCTTTGTGCATTAAAGCACCGTACTATAGATCAGAATACACAGAAAAAACAAAACAAGATTTGCTAAAAACAGCAATAAGTATGCACAGGTACGCAGGAACAAGGCGGGCAATAGACGAATTATTAAAACTCATATTTGAAAAAGCCTATTTTATTCCGTGGTACGAATATGATGGAAAGCCATACCACTTCAATGCAAAGGTATTTGATATTTTGACAGAGGATACGGCGACAGTCTTTGTAAATGTAATAAAAGAAGTTAAAGCAGCGCGATCACTTTTGGATAATATATCAATTGGGAGAGAGGAAAAAGGAAACGTATACATCGGAAGTACAGTGCATCATTGTCAGAAAAACGAGGCAATTATAGAACAGTATCAAATAGAAAAGACGATAACACAGAAAAATTGCACCGGTGCAACAATGATACCAATTTATAGAGCCGAGAAAATAACAGAAAATTATTTGTTAAATTCAAAAATACATAATACAGAACAAATAATGATAGCAGCAAATACGAAACAGAAAAATACAGAAATCAGAGAAAGATATGAAACACAAAATATAATAGAAAAGACTATATATGCCGAAGCAGGCATTCATAGTAAATACAAAAGTAAGATAGAGGAGGAATAATACGATGCCACAACCATTTGGACCAGCAGTAATGACAACGCAAGGAGAAGCATTGTTGGCAAAAGCAACAGCCGGAAAGTGCAAGATAGAGTATGTACATATGGCAACAGGAAACGGAACATATGCAGACAGCGAAAAAAGCATAGCGGCGCTGAAAGAAAGAAATAAATTAAAATCAGCAAAGAACACATACGCATTCTCAGATATTACAGTTGAAAATCAAAACTGCGTTTTCTTAGAGTCACTGATCACTAATCAAGATCCGGTTACACAGAAAGTATTAGTATCAAAAGGATACTACATTAACGAAATTGGAATATTTGCAAAAGAAGTCGGACAGGAAGATACAGAAGCTATTTTGTATTCGATTTGCGTAACCGCAGGAACGAACAATAACGGAGACTACATGCCGCCATACAATGGATATAACAGAGCAGAAATAACACAGAATTACATGATCACCGTTAATAGTTCGCAGGATATCACAGTAAATATGAAGGGAGCAGCTTTATTGGCAGAGGATGCAAATAAACTTCGTGACGACACTACAAAAATGAAATGCAAAATCGGCATTGATAATGGTCTGATTTACGTTCAGGCAATCAGCGAATAAGGAGGATAAGAGCAAATGGAAGTTGGAGAAAAAATTTATGTAGCCGACAAGGAGACGCAGGACAAGATTTACAACCTGCTTGCGGCGGAGCCGGTGTGGGGCTTCGTGGAGCACATGGATGTAAAGAGTCCTTCTGCTAGAATTACAGCTATCGGACTTAATAAAAATTACAAGAACATTACAAGAAACGGAAGTACAGGTGCAGTCTCGTTGAATGATTGGGCGGATCATCCGGTTATTAAGGCAAATAAGCCTTATATGGTAAAAGCAGATGGAACGCCGGACTATCGCCTCATGGAAACAGATTACACAAAGAAACTCGATGGAACCGCTTCTGATGTGTCCAACACATCCTATAATGGCGGAGCATTTTCTTGGTTTCCGAAGATTTACAAGTATGAAAAGATGAAAGGTAACGATCGTATTGTTTTGTTCTCCATGCAGGCGAGAGACGGTTACGAGCCTAATGGATTCATTGATCCTTCCAACAATGTGCTTGAAGGAGTGTGGCTGCCTATGTTCTATGGTTCCAGACTTGGAGCAGACGGATCCACACCTAAAATGGTAAGCCTTGCCGGATTGCAGCCTTCATACAATACGACAGCGGCGCAGGAGCGTACAGCATTGCAGAACTTCTCTGCAAGAGCGCAGTTCCTCGGCGGTCCGATCGTGGAGACAATCATCGACTTCCTGATTATGATCGCAGGAACCACAGACCTTCAGACAGCCTTCGGTAGAGGTAACTGTAGCGGATATGACGAGTCACAGGCGCCTACATACGGCGTGAAGCAGAACGCCGTAGTTGGCGGCGGGCAGTTCTACGGAACCGATGACGGTAAGAGCCTGAATAAAATCTTCCACAGTATCGTGCTGGGAAGTTATCAGCAGTGGATGAGAGATCCGTATGAGGTTGTTGTAAACGGACGTGTAAAGGTAAGTAAGAATTACACCTATGATTTAATAGGTGCTACTTACAGTGATACCGGAATCAACGTACCGAATAATGCTACGTGGGACAGCAATCACAATGTCAGACAGTACCCGATGGAATACAGAACTGTTCCGGGATATGGTGCAGTACCTGCAGGAGATATGAACGGCGGAAGTACAGCAACCGGAGGTTGTGATATTCTTTATCGTAAAGATCCGACACAGACGTTTACGGGCGTCGCCCTTCGGTTCGGTAGTTGCAACTACGGTCTGGGTGCTGGCCAGCGCGCACGTAGTTGGAATGGCACAGCTTCTAATGCGAGCTGGCACGTTTCCGCCGCCGATCTTCTTTTACCACCTGTCGGTGTAGCCGCGTAGGGGGTATGGGGGTACGCGTAGCGTAATTCCCCCAGTAGTAACAAATTTATAGGTTCTGTCCTTGAAACAAATAAATAACAGGGGAGGGAGCAGACGTCACCTCTGGGCGTCGCCCTTCGGTTCGGTAATTGCAACAACGGTCTGAATGATGGCCAGCGCGCACGTAATTGGAATAACACAGCTTCTAATGCGAACTGGAACATTTCCGCCGCCTTTATTCTATCCAATATCGGAAGATAGACATAAAGCCTTGCACCCTTCCTACACCGCTGGCGGTTGAGACACCGTTATATCCGCAATTATTTGTTTGGTGAGTGAAAATTAACTCGATACAGGACGAGTAGTAAAGCGGTCGCACCTACTATTCGTAGGGGATAGAAGAAAAAATATCTTATAGGAGTGCGATTTTTTTTGAAAGAGTACAAATATCTGTATCAGAAAATGCTAGATGAAAACATCATCCGTAAGGAATATAAGAAGTTGCGTAAAGGAAAAACCAAGCGTAAAGAAATTATCGCAATCGACGCAAATATCGACGTCGAAGTTGCAGCAATGCAAAAGATGATCGAGAACACCAAGCCGCCAGACGTTCCGGTCGAAAACCAGGAGCTGGCATATAAGCCATGCAAGCGGACGCCAAAGATCATCTTTGAGCACGGCAAGAAAAGAAAAATCTTCATGCCGGAAATACACGAACAATGGTTGCATCATATCATCGTGCTTATTTTGGAGCCGATTATAACAGCTACATCATACCGGTATTCCTGCGGCAGTTTCCCAAAGCGGGGAGCGCACTACGGAAAGAAATATATCCTGAAAATACTGGGAAGAGGCAAAGGCATAAGAAATTTCGGAAAGATCGACATCCGACATTTTTATGACAATATCAGAATCAATATTCTGATGAAAGAACTTGCTATCAGAATAAAGGATAACTGGTTTTTGTATATCATCCGGCTATGCTTAAAAGGATTTAAGAAAGGGATTCCGTTAGGCTTTTACATTTCACAATGGCTTGCAAATTATATCTTGGAGCCGCTTGATAAGTTCATCACAGAAAAGTTGGGCTTGAAAGATTTCGTCCGATACATGGATGATATGATTTTCTTTGATAATGCAAAGAAGAAACTGCAAGCCACCATTGTAAGCATCCAGATCTTTATCGGACAAAGATACCGCCTGAGGCTGAAGGGTAATTATCAGGTATGCCGCTTTTACTATGAAGGCAAAAGAAAGAAAATAGGCAGACCGCTTGATTTTATGGGTTTTCAGTTTTACAGAAACAAAGTCATTCTCCGAAAAAGCATTATGATAGCAGCAACCAGAATGGCGAAGAAACTTGCCAGAGCCAAGGCAGCTGGCAGGAGCTACTATGAGACACACGTTAAAGCAATGCTTAGTTACGTCGGCTGGTTTGATTGTACTAATACTTACGATTGTTACACTGAATACATCAAACCACTCGTAAACGTAGGCAAGCTCAAAAAGATAGTATCAAAATTAAACAGGAGGAAAAATCATTATGAAGCAGTGGAAAGAAGAACATTGCAGTACGCAGCCTGAGGAACTGGAACTTATCGCACATGGCGTATACATGCAGCGCCGGAACATTGAAGCGGTAGAGCATGAAGCCACAGAGGAAATGGCGGCATATACCGACTACGTGTGCGAGAGCAGGGAGATTACCGAGTCAGAGTATGAAATGCTCAAGAGTATCGAGAGTATCAATACCGATAAGGCAATCGAGGAATACACATTGCAGCTTATGCAGGAAGGAGCGATTTAATTATGACAAGTACATTAGCATTAGTATTCAAACGACTTTACCTTAAAGGCGAAATCACAAAAGAAGATGTGGAAGAAAGAGTAAAATCTGGGAAAATTACAAAAGAAGATTATAAGTATATCACAGGCGAGGCGTACCATGAATAATCTTGCTGAAATTGTAGAAAACCAGAATGTAATCATATCAATTCAGTCAGGAGTAATAAAGGATTTATTTAATTTATTAAGCCAATATATGACGGCAGAGGAAATGGACACACTTCCACAAGTGGATAAGATAAATATAGCAGCTAGGTTGACTACAAAAGTGTAGATTAAAACGAGGAGGTGAATAGTGGTGAACTTTTTATCACAGACCTATACAATTGCATTGCCAATTATATTAACATCACTTATGGGATACATAGTATGGCTACTGAAACGTCAAAAGAACGACAGAGATGCGAATAGTCGGGGAACAATGTTACTGCTTCGCGTGCAGCTGATCGAGTATCACGATAAGTACATGAAGCTGGGCGAGATACCATCCTATGCATACCAAAATTTTCAGGAAATGTACGATGCGTATCATCAACTTGGCGGAAATGGAATGGTAACAAAAATGAAAAACGAGATTGAAGAGCTTCATTTGAAGCAGAAGGGAGTAAGCAATGAGTAATAAAGCTTATGATACAATTAAAGACATATCCTTATTGTGGATGCCAATTTTGATTACATTTTATGGAGTAGTGAGTGCCACATGGGGACTGCCTTACGGTGAGCAGATTTTAGCTACACTCACAGGATTAAACGCTGCGCTTGGTGCAGTGGTTAAATATTACAAATCAAGATATGATAAGGAAAGTGAGGAATAATTTATGATTATTAATGTACATGCAGGGCATAACCCGGACGGAAAAGTAGCGTGTGGAGCTATCGGAATCATCAGAGAATCCACAGAAGCAAGAAATGTAAAAAATGAGGTTATCAGACAGCTGAAAGGCCTCGGACATACAGTGTATGACTGCACTGTAGAGAACGGGACAAGCGCAAACAATGTGCTTTGTAACATAGTAGGAAAATGCAATACTCATGCGGCTGATCTTGATGTGTCCATCCACTTCAATGCAGGCGCGAAGGATATGTCTGGAAACGGACAGACAACAGGTGTAGAAGCATATGTGTATAGTGATAACAGCAAAGCAAAACCGTTTGCAGAGAAAATTGTAAATGCGATCGCAGCACTTGGATTTAAAAATCGTGGTGTGAAGATTAACAAAAAGCTTTACGTGCTCAATCACACAAAAGCACCTGCGATGCTGATTGAATGTTGCTTCGTGGATGATAAAGACGATGTAGTACTGTATGATTATAAGAGCATAGCAACCGCCATTGTTTATGGAATTACCGGTCAGCAATACATTGAACCATCCAATAATACATCTGATGACGCTGCATCAACTTCTGAATCAGAGACAAGCGTAGGAGATAAAGATTCTATTTATCGCGTACAGGTCGGAGCGTATCGCAACAAAGCAAATGCTACCACCTTACAGGAAAAATTGAAAGCAGCTGGATTCGATGCTGCCATTGTAAAAGCGTAATGAGAACTATTATTAAAATGGAAGCTTACCTTATTAAATATAATTAGGTATTGACAGAAAGAAAAACATCATATAGAATACATGATGTCTAAAAAATGTCTAAAAAAGACAAGGATTGCCAGTAGAGAGTGGCGGTGAGATATTGACTTTTAATCAAGTTGTCCGGGGTTCGAATCCCCGATGTCTCATCGGTTTAAAATAGCGGTTAAGCCAGTAACTTCATGGTTTACCGCTATTTTTGCGTGAAAAAAAGCAGGAATTGTAATTGGATCTAAACAATATTTAATTGTCAAAATACTGATTTGTTTACGTATAATTATTTCAAAATTATGCAAAACATACA